CGCGGTTTTGATGGTGCCGTAGTCGGCCATCAGCCAACGCCAAACAGTTTGGTGCCCTGCAGGAGCGCGGCCACGTCGGGATCAGTGCGGCTGATGCGCACCGGTCCAAATTCGCTGATGGCACCGGCTTGAAATCCGAGCGGGCTGGCTTTGCGTTGGAACAGGCGTGTAGCCATCAGCAGCGCGGCCTGTTTGATGTTGTCAGGCACGCTGGTGCCGTATCCCCAGGTTGCGGTCACCTCGATGGTTGGCCGTCCGTACAGTGACAGCGGCCAGCCACGATTGACGTTGGTGATCTGGCGGAACGGTGCCGCGTTTTTGACGATCACGTAATCCGTGATCACGGTCAACGTGGTTTCAAACGTGCCATCCTGATCCTCGTCGGTTTTGATAACCAAACCGCTGACTGTGGCAATGTCGTCAACGTCAACAATTGATGCGGTGCGCGGCAGATAGGTGCGCGCCTCGGTCACCGTTTCAAACGTGCGGCCGGTGTAGTTATCAATGAGGGCTGCGGCCGCGTCAATCGCGGCCTGTATGGCAGTGTCCTCAGCAGTCGCTGCGAGCGGGATGCCCAACGACGCTTTGACAAGCGCTGTGGTCGTGTAGGCCATTACTTGGCCTTAGTGGTGCGCTTAGCAGCCTTGCGTGGCTTAGGCGGCTCCTCAGCGGCTTCAGCGGGCTCAGCAGCGGGTTGCGGTGCGGGCACCTGCTGAAATTTGCCGACGAGCACCGGATCGGCACCGCTGGCAATCAGGTTTTGTGTGTATTTGTCGCTCATCGTTACTCCTCGAGGTGTGGCAGCGGCCCTGTGGAGGGGTGCAGGGCCGCTGCCACTCGCGGGTTAGGTCAGAGCGTGGCGCTGAGCAGCGTGCCCTGAACCTTGCAGATGCCGCCTGGGTAGCGGCCAGCGGTGAACGCGCTGTACCCGAACACCACCATGCGAGTGGTGAGGGTGCCCGAGCCAACCGACTCGTAGCGCAGCATGAGCGGGCTGGCGGCCTGCTCCATGAGCACCAGGTCGGCGCGGTTGGCCACGATGATGGCATCCTCGTCGGTGCCAGCACCGAGGTTCGTCGGGATGCCCGCGTCAACGACGACGGGAATACCGGCAAGTTCGCCAGCGGCAGTGCCGTAAGCGCCAGGGTTGCCGAGCGCAACGATGTTCTGGCCCGAGTTGCCCTGGATACCGGCCAGCGGACGGTTCGAGGAATCGAGGCCAGCGGTGAGGTACGCCCAGCGACGCGGATGCATGATAATCACGTCAGGCTGCGTGTAACGGGCAGCGGTGACGGTGCTGATCGCCTTGATGACCTTCTGGAAGGTCTCAACGGCCGTGGGGGACGCGTCGTCAGCGTCAACGTCACCAATACCCGAGGTGTTGAGGATTCCGAGGTGCGTACCGGAGGTGCCAGCACCGTTAATCACGTCAGCGTTGACAGCCGAGTTGTACGCGGACACCAGGTCGGCGGACAGGAGCCCGTCAACACCAGTGCCACGCTCGATGGCCTGGCGGGACACGTCCACCATGCCCGCATAGGTGCGGACGTTGACGGTGAGGAGCGTGTCGTCAGGGGTGGCTTCGGTGACAGCGCCGTTGTCGCCATCCTGCGCGGCAGCGCTCGAGCCGGTGGTGAGGCGCGACACGTTCACGGTCAGGCCGTTGGCGGGCAGCGGCAACTGGTTGGCCACGTCCATCGTGTTACGACCGGCGCGGAGGAACGGAGCGGCAAGGCCGGTGAGGTACTGCGGGACGACGAGACCGGCAAAGTTGGACGATCCCGAGTCGCGGTGCTCGATGGCCATTTCCGACTGGTGACGGTTCAGGCGCTCGCGCGCGGCCTGGTCACCGAGGAATTCGGCGGCATACGAGTCGCGGAAAAATGAGTGCGGGCTCTTCTCCTCGTAGGTGAGAGGCTCGGACTTCACGTCAACGCGGTTCACGGCCTTCGGCTCCTCGGGCTCGTCGGTGGCGGCAACCTCGGCGCGCAACTTGGCGGCCTCGAGGTGGCTGATCTGGATTTCGCGCAGGTCAGCGATGCGGGCATCAAGATCCTTTGCGCGGGCAGTGAGGTCTCCGAGGTTCTTGTCCTCGGCCTCGGTCAGGTCGCGGGTCTCCTCGGCGGCACGATCGAGCACGGCCTCAACGGCAGTCGCAATGTCGGCACGCTCGGTGACCAACTGGTCAAGCAGTCGCATGTGGTTTGTCTCCTGGTCAGAGTCGGGTTGGGTTCTGACAGTGACAATCAGGTGCCATTGCGCGTGGCGGCGTAATCGTCGGCGGTCTGCCGATCATGTTACACAGGCCAGTTTTGTTTTCGTGTTTAGTCCACGGTGGTAAACAGCCGCAGCGATTCGGTGCCGGTTTCTACGATGCACCACAGTTCCTGACTTGCGCCGAGCAGCCCACGGATCGGGGCCTCATGTTTCGCAATAGGAAAACCGTTGCTGATTGTTACCTGGTCGTCGTCACCAAGATACACGGTGGTGTTGCCAATGATTTGCATGAACACTTCACGGTTGATGCTGTCAGCGTCCAACACTCTGGTGGCAGATGTGGTGGCGGTGTGCGCAAAATAGTTGGCCATCAGTCCACCTCAAGTTGTCTAAGCAGGTGCCGGTATTTGGCAAGGCGTGGCACCTGGTCCGCGTCGTCAGGATCGTACGAGCGCACCGACAACAACTGTGCTTCGGCGTACGCAGGATTTCGGACGAAACCGACGTGATCAAGCGCAACCTCGGTGCGGGTCCGCAACGGTTTGCCGTTCATTTCGGATGTTTGCGTGCGGATCGGGATGAAACCGACGCTGAAACCGGTGACGAATCCGTCCATTGCCAGGCTGCGCGCCTCGTCGGCGCGTTGTGTGCGAGCCAACAAAAAATCAGCAATGAGGCCGTCGTTGGTTTTTTCCCAGCGAGCGGCGCGGCCGATTGGCATGCGGTCGGTAGCGTGCTGCTCGAGCAGCGGGACACGGCTGCCACGCTCCGCAATCGTTTTGTCAAACGCTGTTGGACTGAACCGCTCAAGGTATGCGCCTGCGTCGTACAGCGCGCCAAACGGTGCGACAATGCCAACCAGGTGGTGCCCGTCGTCGTCCTCACGAATTTCAAAACCGGCCACCTCAACGGTCCGGTTGACGATTTCAGCCATTCGTTTGCTCCTGCAGGTCAGGGGTCGTTGCGTCGGTTAGGTCCTCCATCATGCGCACTTCGTCCACGGTCAAAAATCCTGCTTCAATCGCAGTTTTGTAGGCGTTGAACCGGTCAACAGTGTCGGCGCGTAACAGGTCGTCCAACACAAACCGTGCCTCTTGGCCTCGAGGCAACAGGGTTGATACGGCCTGCTCGACGCGGGACAGCCACGGCCGCAACGTGTAGCGCACAAACTGAATTGAATCTTGGGTGACGTTGCTGTACGTCAGTGAGTTACCTGACGCACCGGCCACACCGATCATGTGATGTGGCACACCCATGAGAGTGCAGATTTGTTGTGCCGAGTAGCGGCGTGCGTCAATCAACTCAAGGTCGGATGCGCTGAAACTGAGCGGCTTGTATCTGATGCCGTTTGCTAGGACGGCTGGTGTGCGGTTGCGGCCACCGTTTTTTTCGGTCCAACCGGCTTTGAGTTGGTCGGCCTCGTCACGCGTGATGTCTGCGTCAACCTCGAGCACGCCGACGGGCAGCCCGCCAGCGTTGTAGAGTTCTGATGCGCAGTCCTCGCCAGCAATCGCAATACCCAATGTGCGCTTGTGGTGCTCAATGATGGACATGCCGCGCACGCTGCCTGGCATTGTTAGGCCACGAATGTGGAGCACGTCCTCTTGGTCATACACCTGCCCTGCGACCTGGTAGTAGACGGTTGGCCCGTCGGTGCGGATTTGTACCGCGTCGGTGGCGAGCAGGACGGCCTGCCGTGGGTAGCCGAGCGCGTCACGGTCACCGAGCAACCAAAACGCGTTGCCGTCAATCAGCAATGAGGCGACGGTTGATGACAGCATGTCAACACGCGTGGACATGCGATCAGGTTGCGCCAAAATTGACGGGTTCGGGGTGAGGCGGGTGCCGTCACGAAACGCGACCAGCGGCAACGATCCGATGGTGTCCGAAATCAGTTGGGTGCAACGCCACAGCGCGGGGATGCCGAGGCTGGTTGCACTCGAGATGTGCAACGGGCCTTGCAACGGCTGCAGGTAGTTGCCGGTCGGCAACACAAATGGGAATTCGCTAGCGCGTTCCTCGACCGGCTTACGTCGTGAAAATAGGGCCATGTTGCCTCTCAGAGTATCATTGGGCGGCCAATTGCCTCATTGCGATGCCTTGCAGCATGGTATGCGATTGAGGCGGCATGTAATGGCGAAACGTCCACGGCTTGTGGTGCGCGTGACCATAGCCAGGAGTAGCCCATCGGCTTTTTTTGTGCGACGGCTACAGCGTCGGTCAATGACTGGTGCGGACGTACCTGCATTTTGTTTTGCATCAGGTCGTCAAAAAACAGGTTGGCTGCGTAACACATTTCACGCGTGCTGTATTTCAGGTGCGGCAGTTTGCGTTGCTCAAGCGTTTCGGACAGGACACCTGCGGGCCCGTACGCGTCTAACGCGATGTTGCCGCCATGAATGTTGCGCAGGTCGGCCAGCCGCTCAGCGATCCATTCCACGCCTTCACGGTGCTCAACCAACTCGAGGCGGCCGTGTTCGTCGGCCACCACGATGGCGGCTGCGGTCCGGTCAAGGTTGATGTCAACACCAAACACTAGGCGGCCGTCAGGCATTGCGTCGGCTTGTGCGGCCTGCCAGACGGTTGCGGGGATGATGCGCTCATCGGATTTGGTGAACTGGTTTAGCCAGGCGCGTCGGAATTCGCCATCGGGCTGCGTGGATCGTGCGTGGCGTACAGCCTCAAGGTTGACGGTAGTACCAAGTGCAGGCATGCAGGCGTGCCAGGTGGCCTCGTCGTCAGGGTCGTCGTCAGGGTCAGCGGACCATTCAAAATATGCGATGCGTTCACTGAGCCCTGTGGAAATCGCCTCACGGCCTGTGGATACTTTGCGCAGCAAATAGGTGGATTCATCGGTGCCTGCGGTGGACACGATCCACAACTGTGCCTGCGGAATGGTGGCCATAGCGGGCAACATGGCCTGCTCACGTCGGTCGTCGTAGTCGGCCATTGCCTCGTCAATGAAACCGCCGCCTGACAGCGTTTGGCCGTGGCCAGCGGTCGGTGTCGAGGGCCATGCCTCAATGCGTGAGCCGTTGGACAGGATAACTGACGGATCGGCTGCAAGCCGGTACACGCGTGACACATATTTGCCGAGCGGTGAGTCCAAGATTGTTGGTGCGAAATCGTCCAACAGTTTTTTGCGGGCCGCTGATCCGGTTTGCGCTGTGTATGCGATCCGTTGCCGTCGTCCCCATGCCAACGCACGCCACAACATGAGCGACACCAGCAACGTCGATTTGCCCTGCTGACGTGGAACGGTAAGGCATACCTCGCGGTAGACCAGTTGCCCGTTGTCGTCCACCTCAAGCGCGGTGTCAACAACCTGGCGTTGCCACGGCATAAACGGTGTGCCGAGCATTTCAGCGATGCGGGCCACCTCGGGGCCGCGTGTGTCGCGATCACTCCTCGTTGTTGCCAGACGCGGCGCGCAACTGATCAGTGAGCCATTCAAGTTCATCCCCATCCTGCTCGGTCATGGCCATTAGATCGCCCAACGCTGCGCGGTATTCCTTCCACATGGCGGCCTTGTCGGGTTCGCTGTCCACGCAGGCCGCCAGGCTTCGGGCTGCCATCACAACTGGCTGGTCCGTTGAGGGCACACCATCGGGATACGTGATGGCTAGGAACACTTCCACGGCCTGTGAATTTGTGGTGATTGGCGCGGGTTTGCGTGGTTTCTTCGCAGCGGCCGTTGATTTGCGCGGATTGGCCTTTTTTGGCGTTGGATTGGTCATGGCCTGTTTTTCGCGTCGTTTTCGGTTTCTGGCGTGTTTGTTCGGGGAGAAAAAACAC